TGCGCGAGAGCTTCGGCACACAGCCACCCGCGCAGCCGGGAGAGCAACCACAGTCAGAGTAGTTCTGCCCGCTTCATTTTCTTGATGGTTGACCAACGATGTACACCGCCTACATCTGGCACTGACATAGCACACTCAGCCGGTATGATTAGCTGCTTACCACCTACAAGCAGCGGTGTCTCTGCGTGCTTAATCATAATCTGCAGCGCACGCTTAGCTACGTCCTTGCGAGCTATGCCTATCAGCCCATCATGTGTGTTCAACGCTATGCGTGCCTTGCCTTTGGGCCACTTGTCATCGTCGTGACACTTATATATGACGCGGCATATGTGATCCCCGATGGTGGACTGTGGGTAGAACGCCACAATCGCCTCAGTGCTTTCCTCAGTCACAGGAATTAATTGAACATAACGCCTACCGTAAGCGTTATAGATAGCGCGGTCATGTCTCACTCGTTCTAAGTCCTGTTGCCAACCGAGCTTGAGTTCGGGTGTCAGCTTGTGGTACTTGACAAACGCCTCACTTGCTGTACTAAGAGACAGTCCAGTTGTTAGAGCCAAACGATCAGGCATCATACGGTAGTTCAGACCATGACGACATCTCTTAGCAATGTACCTGATTGTGGGCTTCCCGGCCAAGTCCGCGACGTAATCAATGCCATCACGCTTCGCGGCGATTGCGTCGAGTGGGTAGCGGTCGAAGGTAGGAACATTGTTGTACGGTACGTCGAACATGTCGGCGGCAAGAGCGCGATGGCAGTCATAGCTGCCATCCCGCCTAGCACGCTCGAACTGTTCAATCCACGTAGCGATGTTGTAACGCCAGCCGACGACGCGCGCTTCAGCTTGCGAGCCGTCGATGTAGATGAAGCAGCATCCCTCATCAGCAATGAACATTTCCTTAGCGCGGTCAGGAATGTTCTGCAGATTGCCGCCGCTACCCCACAGAGTTTGAGCAGACGACAGACGCCCCGGCGCAGAACGTACTCCGGTCTGCCTGTAGTCACAACGCATCCTGCTATCGTTGTCAGGCTTCGCGCTGGCGTAAACTGAGTAGAACTTGTCATCTTCTATGTACGCATCTACTGCATTCAGCACAGCACGTGCAGCTGGTGGAGTGCGTGGATGCTTACGCATTAGCTCACGGTTGGTAGCATCGGTGCTAGTGCCTCTGCCTACTAGCTTCAACTTGCTGAAGTACAACTCTGCCATCTGCTTAGGCGAGTTCGGATTAGGTGTGTAGTTGTCATCACCTACAGCCTTACGACACGCTTCATAGAATATCTCTAGCTTGCGCTGCAGATCATCATACAAGTTACCCTTGGTGTTCTGATCTAGCATACGCTCACGCATCTTCATGTCGTTAAGCACGCCGCCGACTGTCATCAACACTAGGTGTGCTTGCAAGCGCATCACGTGTTCAAAGTAGAACTTGTCAAGTTTCTGTTCACGTAGCTCTGCGATGATATGAGCATTTGCCGCAAGTGTGAGCGCACAGTCTTTGCCGTTATATATCCAGAAGTTATCAATGCCTCCCGTGTGACGCCACTCGTCTTTCTCATTCTTATAGAACGGATGTGTTGTGTACTGCTTGACGATGAAGCCGAGGTCGTGTGGCATTGTTGGGTATAGCACATGATGACCAAGCATCGTGTCGCTGTATGCAGGGCTGGTACGAATGTGGTCCTTAAACCACAACCATGCCATATCAAATCCTCCATTCTGCCACACCACGCGAACGCTAGGCGTCGTGTATAAGCGTTGAAGTTTCTGTCGGATCGCCTTTTCTTCGTATACATTGTATACGTTCTCTTGTTCATTGCGGAATGCAATGCACATGGCTTCGTGCGGTGAGGCAGCAAGGCCGATACAAGCTGTCTCATTTGCGATGACTTCAATATCTGACGCGATTGGACTAGTCGAAGCGGCACAATGACGAATATAATCAAGTGCTTCTTTGTAGGTTGGGTTGATGTGAGTGGTGACTGCATGTGGTTTGAACTTGCCTAGTATTACTGGACGCAGTTTGTCAGTTATGTCCATGTCGAACACAATGTGTGCCATAGGATCACGAGCGCAGAAGGCGGGGTTGTATGTACATACCGCAGTGACAGGACGCGTCAACGCCTTGCACTCCATAACGCTGCCACGCCAGTTCGTAATACCACGCTTGCCTAGTAGCGCTTCGACTGCGTAGTTGCCTAGAAGCAGCACGTGTTGCAGGTTCGGCAGTTGATCTAGTTCCCACAACAACAACTCCTGCCACGCTGTCAGCTCGTGCTTGCCTACTGGTTTACGGTTAGCAAGCTTCATGTCGAAGTCACTGAATGCTACTTGACGCTTGACTACGTTAGTGACGTAGCACTCATGACGCTTTATCTCAGGACAGTATGTGCGGATAGCTTTCCACAGTATGTTACCCGCGCCACCTATCAACGGTATGCCTTGAGCTATCTCATTACGACCGGGAGCTTCAGCTACGATAGCAAGTGTGGCACCTATAGTACCACCCATTGCACACTCAACTGATAGCCCTGCTGTCTGCGCTTGTATAGTGAAGCGCTCCTTCAGTTCTGCAGTGTTCATGTCTTCTTCCTTTTCCAACCCATTGACTTCAGCGATGTAGCAAAGCTGCGTTGGTCGCATACTACAGTAGCATGTTTAGCAGCACGCGTTAGACCTGTGTAGAAGTTAGGTCTACTTAGGTTAAAGAACGCACACGATGCCATGACGTAGCAGATGTTGTCATACTGTGAGCCTTGACACTTGTGCGTTGTTAGAGCGTAGGCTAGCTCGATAGCCTTACGCGGATCGTAGTGATAGTGGAAGCGCTTACGCATGTTGTAGTCAGCTATGCGCGGTGGCAGTTCTACTACACGATCACCGAAGTCTATCTCAAGCACACCGTACTCGTCGATGCTATTGATGCGCCCCACTTCACCGTTAAGCATTTGTTTTGTATCTGGACAGTCGATGAAGCTACCAAGTAGACCGACACCATCAGTGCTATATTCAGTAAAGCGCTCAGAATAGTCACGTAGGTCGTAGCTATTCGTGTTGCATACAACCTTGTCACCAATGCTAACGAAGACACGGTTCTTAGTCTCCCACTTGTTACGAGGTAGCTCGACGCGACCGGGCATGTGTGGGTTGAAACGTGTCTGTAGTATGCTGTTCAACCTCACTGTGCCTATGTCTGACTTACGCGCTGGTGATATGATTTGATTGTCAAGCATACACCAGTCTACTGACTTGTCCTCTAGCTTGCCGTACAGGCTGTGTAGCACAGCATCGTGTGTGAGTACTTGAACGTCGCTGTTGCTACTGAAGAACTGTCCGCGGTTGATACGTCGTGCTGCTTCAATGATACCATTGCCTTCAGCTTGACGGTAGATGTTAGTGAGCGTGAAGGTGTGTGGCATCTCTAAGCAACGAGCAAACGGGGAGGTAGGATCAGCTAGCTCGTTGTTCTCTATAGGTGGAAGCTGTCGTATATCACCGAACACACGAAGACAACCACCACTAGGAATAGCACTAACCAAGTCGCGGTGTAGTCCTGTGGATACCATAGCATACTCATCCACAATAACGACGCGTTCATCTAATGGCCTGAAGCGTGTGCGTGATGCTTGACTGACAGATGTAGCTTCACCTGTTTCTTCGTCAACATCAGGACGGTTGAACTCTAGCAGCTTGTGGATTGTCTGTGCAGGGTAGCCGGTCGCTTCACGTATGCGCCGTGCTGCCTTGCCTGTGGGTGCTGCTATGGTGAAGGAGATGTCTTTAGACGCAAGTAGATCACAGGTGTTCTTGATGATGGTAGTCTTACCTGTGCCAGCTTCGCCTGTTACGCCTACTAGTCTCTTTGTTAAATCAGCGCATGTCTCAATGGCATTCTGTTGTTCAGCATCTAGCTGCATGGTGTGACTTTCTGGCGCTAGATTTCGCGCCCTGTTTCTGTATACAATGTATAGACAACGCCGCGCACTGGCGGGGATACTCGCTATTACGCGGCGTTGCTCCACACTTGTTAGCTAGTTGTTAGTAATACCCATTGTTTAGGATGGATAGACTAGCCAACTTGTGTAGCTCCGTCTTCCTCTGTGCCACGCTTGGTGCTGATGATCTCGTGCTTAACACGGGTCAGACCTAGCTCGGAATAGTTCGGAGTATCCATGAACTCAATCACCTTACGTGCATCGGTGATGATGCGTTCGACCTTCAGCTTGGCACCGGGAATGACGTTGCCAGCTTCATCAACGACACGGATGAAGAAATGAAAGGTACGCTTCTGAGGTGCACGGTTCACTTGCTTCGCCTTCTTCATTGGAGTTGGAGATGTAGCCATTGTTGCAAATTCCTCTTGCAAGAGTTATGGAGAAATGCTAGGTGGCGTTATTGCCACCTAGCTCAGTTCACTTAACACACTACTACTAGAGTGGCAACACCTGACCGACTTCCGCACGTGGGTTTTTCTCTAGGTCTTGCCCAATGCGAACGCGGCAACGAGCCTCACGACCTACGAAGTCGTTCGGGTCAATGCTGCTAGACATGGGAACACCGAAAGCTTTACAGGTGTTCTTCATGCGCCAGCGGTCAGCCGGTATGTCGCGGCTCACTACGTTGAGAGTGAACGTCTGAGCATCGACACCTTCACCGGGATCGAAGTCTGCAGGGAACTCTGACGATGGCACTTGTAGTGTCAACGTCAGCATAGGGTTGCCAGATGACGCAGCAACCTTGTCTTGAGCTGCAGTGCATACACACTTGTACTCACCTGCAGGTAGTTGCGGAGGTGCTTCAGCGTCCGCAATGTTACTAGAGAACGACAACAGACCCATGTTGGGCCTCCTTCTGTTTGAGCGGCACTCAAGTTATACACACTAGTAGAGAGCTTACAAGCCGCTAAGTGTAGCTCAGTGTGTATTCGGGATAGCTATTAGTAGAGGGGAGCTACTTAGGAACGGGCAGCTTTTTGTGTCCGTTGCCTGTGTACGTCTGCCACCAATCTGCTATAGTCGGACCTACATTGGTGTTAGCATTATATCGCCACTCGAATGATGTGTTGCCTGTCATGTCGAACATGCGCGACTTCATCGGGCTTCTAAAGCGTTCAGGACGTATAGCAAGAAAGCGTTTGCCAGCATGATCGCGAAGGTTCCACACCTCAGAGATGTCCTTGCTGGTGATGTTAGGCAACTGACCACCAAGCAACATACCAACGCTGACAATGGCACCATCATTGTTTCTGTCAGCATCCTTCTCGTGCGTAATGAAGATCACATGCTTATTCAATGCACCTGTGATACGCAGTACGTTGGATATAAGAGAGCTGACGCATATGTTACGCAGTCCGTACCCGTTAAGTCCGGGTTGCTCAATACTAGACTTAGGCGCGACACGTACAGCGTACTGAAGTGCATGTTCGCTGAACTTGGTAAGGCTATCGACGATAAGAGTGTCAAAGTCACCGAGAAGCGTATACAATGTATACGGATCGGGCTTCATGCCTTCCTTGACAATATCGACAGGGCTTTCCTTGGAAAGATTAATACGATGCCAGTTGGGCATGTTGCGAATACTCATATCACCATCAGGGTCTAGCATTAGGAACAGCTTGCGACCGGGTGCAGTTGCAGCGAGAGTAGTCTTACCACTCCCGCTGTCGCCCCATAGTATACATGAGAAACGTGTAGCTGCATCTGTTGGATGCTCGATGTTGATTTCCACTTCTGTCTCCCTATTCTTTACATAGTATAACACATGTAGGATCACATGCAAGTTAGACTAAATCTACGTCAAGAGGCGACCAGCGTTCTACTTGCATCTCGTTGTCGAAGATGTGCTTACGACGCTCTCTAGTCTCAGTGCACAGTGGTATGAGAGAGCAGCTACGAAAGTAGCGCGAGCAAGAGTGTGTGAACATCGGTGCGTTAGTAGGATCACCTTCGTACTTGTCTATCGTGCGTAGTGTGTCCTCTACCCATAGCTGCCACTCAACGAATGACTCATTGTTACGGCTAGTTGGATAGCGCATGATGCCGTCAGAGTAGCTACTAGCTTTAGGCACAGGTAGCTGTAGGCCCCACATAGTGACATTCATTATAGGTCTGTCGAGGATGCAGGACATCGCCACACAGTAACCAGTGACTTGATTACTAGTATCGAAGCTGCTAGACCAAACAGTGTCAATGCGTGAACCCGTCTTATTCTCGTGGACCTCTGGAGTAGGATCGCTAGGACGCAGTGTATCAACGCAAACAGCATCAACGCGACCAACGAAGCGAATAAAAGGAGTGTCCATACGGTCATGTAGAGTAACATCGAACGGCACCTCTACGCCTATGTGTGTAGCATCATCGTTGCAGATAGGAATGAAGCGACCTAGTGG